CACAGCACAGAACTTGATGGGGTCTTCGAGGATCTCCAGATGCTCGAGTCCTAGTGGTGTCTGCTGTTCCTTCTTGGTGCGACGCTTAGCCATTGTGTGCCTCGATTGCTCGCTGTGCCTCGATCGCAACGAAGTCACCTTCGATCACGTTCTGCCGCTCGGCTAGTTGCAGGAGTTGGTTCATGTCTACGCCGATGTTGGTCTGGTTCTGATTCACTTCGATGGGCTTATCACGGAACACGTCCGGTCGCTTAGCCTTGAGCAGGAATATGAGTAGGGTGTCAGAGTACTCGTGCTCGATGTACGGTTTCACCCATGTCATCTCACCCCGCCATTCTACTTCGTGCCCCTGTGGATCGTTGGGCTCGCACTCCGTCATGATGGGCATACCCTGATGGAACTTCTGTCGCTGCAAGCCCTTGTGTGCTCGGCGACGTGCTTCTTCTTCGAGGGCATCTACCGCGATGTCATTCGCATACTGGAACGCGAGTGGGTAGTCGTCCTCTTCGAGCCATCGGTAGTGGGACTCTCGACTGATACCTGTGGTCCTTGACGCTGCTGATATATTGCCTGACTCAGCATACGCGGCAAGAAACCGAAGTTGCGTATTTCTTAGTTGTCCCGAAATGTCACGTCGTACATCACCGTCCTGTTCGCTACGACCTCTCGTTATGCACTCTTCAAATGCATCATCGTTACGCATCCAGCGGCGGAGAACGTGGAGCCGTACGCCCAGCCCTCCCGCAATTTCGCCATCTTCTTGACCCGACCGTGCAAGCTCGTATGCCCGTAGATAGTACGTGGGATGGAAGGTCCCATTGCCATTGCCATTAGATTCGCTCATGTCATTTTCCTCGTGGTACGGGACACACAATGAGCAGTATGGCTATGAGGACCACGATGGCCCCTATCCGCATGCTTGCGTGCGCCATCTCCTGCTACCTTCCTGGGATGCGTCTGGGTTTCCATTGATCCATTTCCTTTGCGAGCATCATCGCTTCATTTACCTTCTCTTCCGGGGTGCCAATTTCGTACGCCCGAGTAGCCCATTCACGAACCGTATCACCTGCAATACAATCCTGCGCCCTCAAGATGAATAGAGGCTCCTCAGGGTTGAGAGAGCCATCTTCGATCTTGCGTTGGAGACGTTCGATTTCTTGGGCTGCAGTCACCATGAATATGCTCGTTGCTTGAGTGTTGATGTTACAAGTGTGACATCAGTGTAGCAACGTCAATTGGCTCAGCCTAGAGGGAGAAATGTCCCACACTTGAAAGGCGGACCGCCCCACTCACTGTTCTCGAACCACAGGCTGCTGATGGACGGGAGCTGTTCATAACGTGATGACCTTTCCTGTTTGAAGTTCCTCGATGTGGGTGACCATAATGAACTGGACCTGCATCTCTTCTGCCAATGTCTCCAGCATCAACCGGACGTTCTCAAGGTATTCCCGGGACACGAATTTGAATGGTTCGTCGAGTACCACCAGCCGGCGTTTCGGTGGTCTGCTGAGCATTAGAGCGGCTAACCTGAGAGCGAAGCACGCGACGTCTACCACTCCACCACCACTGGCCGACGTTGGGTCTACCTCTAGCCCGTTGCGAACGAATGAAAGGCGGCATTCGGTGCGATTGGCGCGTCTCTCGAAGTGGAGCACGAACTCGTATGGGTTGTCTGGGAACACGGCCTCTAGACAACGTGATACCACGGCAGCGATCTGAGCGTGGCAGTGTTCTTGGATCGCTCGGGCTACGTCCTGTGCTAACTGGTGAGCTTCATCGGCGAATGTGAGTTCGTCTTCTGCTGTGGTGAGGGCTGCGACGTGGGTCTTGTGTAGTGCCTTAGCCGTTCGCCTTGACTCCAGCAACCCATCAAGCTTCTTCCTCAAACTCTGGATAGTCTTCGAGGAACTGAGCGAGGGCTTGTTCGTAGGTTCGTTCGGCATCGTCTTGCTCCTCCTGGAACTGTTTCAGTTTGGCTTTCGCAGCCTTGAGCGTTGAAACCCCGAAGTCCCGTTTGAGCTGTGCCTTCAGCTCTTCGAGTACGCCCTTCTGCTTGTCAGCTTCACGTTGGGCTTTGTCAGCGTGGTCCTTCAACTCGTTGTATCGTTCGAGGTCTATTCCCATGATGGTCCTCTGAGTTCTCGGTCGTATTCTGTTTTCTCAAGCATAGGTTCGAGCCGGCGAATGGTCTCGGTGACACCGTACCTCTTCACCATGCGTCTGACTAAGTGTATTGTCGGACATTCGTATTGCATTACACTGCACATGAACCTGTCATCGAAACCTAGTTCTGCCAGCCACCGCATCTGTCCTATTCGTGCTCGGACTTCATCGGGGTCTGGTAGGAACGCACCGTGGTCCTCGCGTGACCCATGCGGGTCAGCGTGTTCCCTTAGAGTGGCGTGGTAGCCCTCCCATGCGTTCTCTTCATACGACATCGCTGCCGGTATGAAGGTTTCTTCTTCGGGTAGTTCCATGTCGCTCCATCATCTACCGGCCGCATCCATGACGCGGGACCGTACTTCATCACTGATACCTTCGGCATCGCAGAATCTCTTCAGGGCTTCGAAGAAGTCCAGTGCGTCTGTGCCTAGTTGGCCCAGCTCACCAATGAACTCCGTCATGTCTAGTGCACGCTCCACAAGAGCGACACCCTCGTTTACATCTGTGAACACATCTTCGTCACAGCACTTGAACTCAGCTCGGGCGATCTCGCCGTTGTCGTGTATCAGCGAGTAGCATGGGTCGTACCCAATCTCGTCAGAGTTCCGTCGCATCATGGTGCCGTTGTTCACCACGTGCTTGCCCACTAGGAAGCCCTTGTGGTTGTCACCGAATACGACCGCATTGTAGGTCTTGCATGTCTTGCGGTACTTGCCAATGAGGGCGTCTTCGCTTGCGCCTTTGTACCCTTTGCCCTTCGTCCAGATGTACTTGTGCACGATGGCGATGCTCGTGTACCCATCGCGGTCTTCTCGGTCCAGTGGTATGAACTCGGTGCCCCATGGAAACCCCACAAGCCTGACTAAGCTGTCGGGCGAGAGAACGTCCTTGTTTGGGACCTCAAGATACGCATAGCGGTCGGGGTGGATGTTCTTGATCACACCAGCCTCGACCAAGCAACCGTATGCCGTGCGGTCCATGTTCTCATAGACGTGATGCGGCAGGTCGTGTTGTCCTGGTATGGCCCATCCGCTGGGCAGGTATTTGAGGGCGAACGCGATGAGCCGTGGTGGCGGGTTGTACTTGTGGAAGATGTCACCAGCGTAGACGACTGGGATCTTGTGCTTCTCTGCCACCGATTCGATCTCAAGCAGGTGACGCTTCATCACGTCATACCAGTCAGGCTCAGCCATGCGGGCCAGTGGTGGTCTGTGCGACAAGTGGAGGTCGCTCACGGTCAAGACAACTGGTTGTGACATAGTGGACACACTCCTTCGCATTCTCTTTCGATGATTTGATGGGTTGCTTGGTGAGATGTAGTTGCTTGGTCGAACCGAGCTTGGGCTTGTGTGAGCTTGTGAACCAGACGTGCGAGGTCATGGGTCCTGGTCTCACACTGGTCGTGCTGTGTCTTGTTGTGCTCGACACCACTGAAGTCAGGTGCGGTAGAGCCACGGTGAGCGGTTTCGTACTTGGAGACCAGTCTTTCCAGTTGATCTACCTGTTCAGCCCGTTCTACAACGATACCGCCTGTTTGAACACAATTTCGAGCCCCTGTGGCACGTTCCTTCAGGCTTTTAGAGAGGGACGCGACCGTTGAGACCTGTTCCATACAACGCCCCAAGGAACGTCGCTGTGAAGCTATCGTCTCATATTCGGAGAGTTTCGTCTCCACGTAGGCCAGGCTACCACTTGCTTCGGGTATTCGAGCGAATTCAGCGACAGTCGCTTTGGCAGTGACCACGTGCTCGGTATGGATGGCGACGGCTTCTTTGTGGGTGCGTACTTGCGATGCCAGGTTCTTCAACGTGTCGTCGATGATGCCTAGGTCAACAATCGCGTTCAGTTGTTTGGACACCTGTCCCGGGGACAACGTGAACCAGTACGGCGGATCATGTTGGTCTTGGAAGTTGACCTCTCCGACGTTGAGTAGTTCTGCGATGTCGTCCGGGACCTGTGTCCCGAAGGCGTTGTACGTCACGCCTTCTTCTTCTCCAACGGGTCGCATCGAGTAGTGGTTGACGCTTCCCTTCTTACGTGTGATTTGATGATCGTCTACGAACACCGATACGCCAACGAACTTTGCCCCGTCGCGGATCATCGCATCGCCTCGCGGGCGGTTGAACGCGATCCACTTCAGGGCTCGGATGACAGCGGACTTCCCTCGGTCGCTAGGTCCAACGAGTGTGGTCACCCGTTCGTCCAGCTTCACCTTGAGCCGTCGCCATCCTTGAAAGTTCGCTAGTCGTATCTCAGTGATCATTGCTCGATCATTTCTCCACAGTGGTGACACGTGACCGCATCAGGTGCTACCGCGGAACCACAGGCCCCGCAGTTGCCAGCTTCATCGGGGTCAGCGAGCAGTTCGCCATCCTCGTCGCAAGGTTCTGCCACGACGCCCTCGGGGACAAGGACAGGGCACTGCTTGAAACTGGCCCTCAGTAGTTCGCCAAGACGGGCAGTTGCTTCGTCCTGGTTGAGGGCAGTTGCCCCAACGAATGTGAATCTGAACTTGTTCACTGCTTGGTACTCCAGCTCGGGTCTGTGGGACCATCCATGGCTGGAAATGACATCCTGTTGCGTTGCACTCAGGAGGGGCTACGATAGTGCTCCCCTGTCGCCCGGCTTGTGGACCGGTCGTTCTTCGTGGTAGTCGGCAACTGCCGTTTTCACATCCGGCATGTCCGCCATTGGGCCCCAACGTGAAACCATCTTGGCTTCCATCACACGGACCTCGTACGCTCCCGCCTTGCTCAACTCCTCCGCCTTCGCTCTCGCCCTGTCCTTTGGCATGAACAACGTATGCCACTTGCTCGAACGTTCCATTTGCCAAGTGAGGTGGAAGTAGGGCCATGTCGGTGTCGTTGAACTTGAGTTCATTTTGCTGTCCTCGAGGAGTGAAGCCGTCAGCTGCACGTCCTGGTGGCACGCCGGCAGGTCTAGCTGGCGGTGGGAGTTCTTCTGGGACATTATGCAACCTCGGGGCTGGCGTCGGTCCTTTCTTGTTCACCAGGACCAACCAGATTTTGATGTCACGTTTCACACAGACCGTCTGTGCTCGGTAGACGTAGCGACTGTCGGAGCCGTCCTGCTCCACCAACAGACACAAGCCGGGCTTACGACCGGTCACGTCAGCGTAGTAGAGCGACTGCCCGATACCCTCTGCCCACTTGCGGGCCCAGTCAACTTCCACCGCGTGAGTGGGCGTGTAGAAGTCGACGCGGGTCTTGTCCCACAGTCTCCATTCATTACGAGCGCCCTTCAGCCATGGGTGGAACTCAACGTTCTTGAGCATCTGCGTGCAGACCTCAGTTTCGGTGCCGTGGTAAACTGGTTGCACGGCGTGTGCGGTGCTACACAGCACCAGCAACATGAGTAGCGTCTTCATTCGAATTCACCTTCTGAATCAAGTTCGATAGTTGCGAGGTCGAGCAACCACAGTGCGTCCGCGTGGTTGTCATCGACGATGGTAGTTTCGAAGAACTCAGCAGCAGAGTTGACCATAGCCTTCTTGTCTGCATTGCCCTTCCCGGTTGCGTGCTTCTTGATGGTCGAGGACGTGTAGCCCTTGTAGACAATCCCTTTGATCTCGCACCAAGCCTTCACGATGCCCTGCAGTTCGCTCTGGGCTACCACGGCTTGGACGTTGCGAGTGCAGCGGACTGCCTCGAACACCACGATGTCTATCGGTTCCTCCTTGTGGATGCGGGCTATGTTACGTTTGAGTAGAACCAGTCGTAGCCCTTTCGACTCGTCCTTCTTTGCCGTGAAGTTCCATGTTCCGCTCTCACCGTCAGTGACTGCGAACCCGGTCTTCGTGGCGATGTCTAGTGCAAGTATTCTCATGTCAGGCCAAATCCTTTTCGCTTGTTCTTGGGCTTCACCCCGCGTCTCCTGACGTCGGGTCCTAGGTCCACTCCCTCTAGGCTGGTCATGCCCAACTCTTGGCACACGGCGTTCCACTTGTCTTTGGTGACATCGTCGTCTACCAGTTCGAAGACCTTTGTCCCCTCGAACGGCAACCTGACCAATGGCACGTTGCGTGTGTACGTCTTCATCCCACCGAGTATCTTGTCATGCACTTTGTGCTTTGGGTTCACTTCACCCTTGAGCCAACGGGCTGCTGTCTTCTCACCAACGCCGGGGATGCCCTCGACACCATCACCACTGCAACCAGCGAAGGCTTTGACCTCGTGCCACCGCTCAGGCCCAATGCCCCATTCACGCCTGAAGTCAGCTGCTGTGTAGAACTGCTTCTTGTTCGGGTTCCACATTGTCACCAGTGGACCGAGCAACTGGAATAGGTCGTGGTCACTGGCGATAATCACACCCTCTGAGCCGTCTTGTGGCAGCGTCTCCAAGCACAGGCTACCTATGATGTCGTCAGCTTCGTGGCCGCGTTGAACGAAGATGTTGTTGAAGCCTATGGCGGGTAGATACTCGCGTCGGAGCTTCTGTACTTGTGCCCTGAACTCAGTCCAGATCTTTGCCTCTTCCTCGTCCATCTGTTCGTACTTCTCACGACGGGCTTGCTTGTACGGTTCGTAGAGTTCTCGTCGCTTGCTCTTGGTCGAGTCAAAGCAGAATGCGATCCGTTGGGTGTCGTGGTACGAACACAGGGTCCCGATGTCTCGTAGGAACCCAAAGATGATGCCCGTCTTCACGTCGCCGAACGTCAGCTGGCCTGTGGTGTGCATTGCACGGTGGCACAGGTATGAGCAGTCGAGGATGAGCCACTTGTTCATAATATTCCGAATCCTTTGGTCTCGGGTCTGTCGAGTCCCCGCTTCTCCCGGACCTCGTCAACTGTCCGGTACAAGAGCGAGGCGATGTACTCATTGTCGGGTGCAGGCTTGCCGTCTGCTTGCTTGGGTTGCTCGGTGAACGCCCACTTGAGAACCAGCAACTCAGCCCACGACCAGTCAAAGCCTTCACGGCTTGTACGTGCCACGGAGGGTCCAGGGTACTCGACGGCGCGTACCGCCAGGCCCCACAGACGTCTACGACATGGGTCTCCATCACGTCGCTTTGTCCTGGACCCTCCGTGGTGTTCTTCTTCACCCTTGCGAAGCTTGTCGGCGACTTTCGCAAGGGCTCGTTGATACTGGTTCTTGGTCTGGGCTTGTAAGACCATGAGCAGCATGACCTCGTCTTGGGCTTGGTTCCACTCACTCATAACGACGCTTCCTTTTCACGCGGGATGCTTCAAGGACTTCCTTCCATACGGTGCCCACGAGAATCTTGAGTTCCCTCTCGCGACCTTCTTCCTCGATGAGCTGGATGAGCTTCTCTTCCTGCCCTGTGAACTCGAACTCGGGTGCCTCGAATACCTTCTTGCCTTTGGGCTTGGTCCAGTGGCCTTCGTCGATCAGGTATTCGATACACGACCCCACATCGTCTATGCCGTGCTCATGGTAGAACGGGACAATGACCTCGGCCTTGCGACCGGTCAGGCGACTACGCTTCACCTTGCATAGCGACAGGTTGCCAACGTGTCGTTTCTTCTTGCGAACAGTCTTAGCGATACCGCCCTTGACGCTCGTCCAGATCTCAATGTCAGCGTAGAACTTGAGTGCCCTACCACCGCCCCGCGTCTTGGGGTTGTACTGTGCACCGAACCCGATGTTGTCCCGGGTCTGTGAGATGATGACCAGGATAGAACCAGTCTCGCGGAGCTTGGGAATGACCCGACGTAGGTTGTTCGAGTTCAGCTTCGCTTTGTCGGTCCCATACGTGCCACCCGTTTCCTTCCCCGCCTCGATAGCATCGCGGTCGTCCTCGAACTTCTCATCGGCTATGCGGGGGTTGAGAGCATCCATGGAATCGAGCACGTAGATGCAGGGAACCCCACTGTCCAAGCGACGGTCAAGGTTGATGTAGAAGTCCTCCACGAACGCGGATGCGACCCCATCACCGTCTTCGTTCTCCTGTGGTGCTTGGAGCCGGTCTGCTACGTCTTCGCCGAAGTAGTATTCAATGTCCATCTGTGCCCCGCCCTCGGCTGGGTCGTAGATGAAGTCGTAGTCGTCGAACTTCTTGTTGCGTGCTGCTTCGGCGAACAGGGTCATCGAGTACCACGTCTTGCCGCTATCACTGTCGCCGACAAAGAAGATGTACTGACCCTTCGCATACGCCCCTCGTGGTGAACCTGAGCAGCCTAGGTCGAGCAGTGTGGAGCCACTGGACAAGAGCTTTGCACCAGCCACCGGCTTGGGACGTTTGGCTTTGGTCCGTAGCTTCGCTTTCACGTCTCCTGTGTCGTCGTCTGTCACGTTCTCTCTCCTGTGGTTGTGTGGTTGTCCCCTACGACAACGCCGCCCCGGAAAAGGGCGGCGTCATCTCGGGTCACGTCGTCAACTCCGGTCACCCTTCTTACTTGCTTGAGCGGGACCGGCTCCGGCTCGGTTTCTTTGTCGAACCTGATGCTTTGCCCTTCTTCGATGACGACTTCGAGGATCTCGACCGGCTCTTCTTGGGTGCCGGTTCCTCGTCGGGCTCTTCGTCGTCATCTTCTTCAAAAGGGACGTCGTCGTCGTCATCCCAATCGTCGTCATCGTCGTCGTCCGTCTCGTCAGCGGCGTCCCCATCGGGGTCGTCATCGTCTCCGTCATCATCCGAATCCGAATCGTCTCCGTCGCCATCGCCTTCGTCATCATCCCAATCATCGTCGCCGTCATCATCCCCGTCAGAGTCATCCCCGGCGTCTTCGTCGGCGTCCGGTTCATCCTCCTCGAAGTCGCCGTCTGCGTCGGCGTCGAAGCTTTCATCGTCCTCGTCCTCCTCCGGTTCGGGCTCCTTCTTTGGGGGCTTCTTGCCACCGCCCTTCTTGGTGGTGGTGGATGAGGGCTTCGGCTTCCGGGTCCGCGGCTTCTTTGCGGGCTCGTCGTCGTCGTCGTCATCGTCACCCGTCTTCTCATCGGGGCCGTCGACTTGGAGAAAGATGTCGCTGAGCTTGTCGTACGGAACTTCGATCAGCAGGTCGTCGAGAATCAGAGCGGCCTCGAGCAGCTCCTCGTCCAACGGTTTCTTGCGAGCCTTGAAGTCGATCGCGGAGACCTCGAACTTGCCCTTCGCAAAATCCGATTCCTCGATGGTCAGTCTCAAGGTGAAACCGTCTTCGGGGTCGGCGAAGAATTCGTACTCGTCGTCCTCTTCCTGGTTCTTGATACGAGCGTCGAGCAACTTGCCGAACCAGTGGAAGGTGAAGTCCCACAACTGGAGACCCTTGTCGGGATCGCCATGATCGAACACGTTGAACAACTGACGCTCGCTCCACTTGAGCGCCTTCACCGCATCCTCGTCGGCGTCCGGGTCTTGGGAGAGCTTCGCCTTCGCCTCGCAGATCGGACACTTCTTGCCCCACGTCTTCTTCGGGCAGATGTAGGTGTCCTCGCTGGCTCCGATACCACGATGCGTGAAGAACGTTCGCTCGTAGTGGAGTTCGCCCTTGTCGGCGTATGGGTTGTCCGCTCCAGCAGTGAAGGGGACAATCTCAATCCGCTTCGTGCCTTCCTTGCCGAGCGAGAACAGGTCACAGCCATCGGGCACGTTGATCGCTGTTCGATCGAACCCGCTCTTGTGCTCCTGTGCTCGCTTCTTACCGCTGACACGCTTCCGCTTGCCAGATGTTCTTTTCGCCATCAGTTCAATCCTCTTTAGGGGTTGTGAAGTGGTCCTGCGGTACTGTCGGGACCATCAACTACTCAGCGTCTCTGTTGCGGCGACCTTTTCGCCTCGTCTGTTGTTTGCCACTCTCCTCGAGCGAAGCGGCTGAGTCTTGGTCTGGTGCTTTGGGTGATGAGAAGTAGTTCTGGCCGTGCAGGTCCACAAGCTTCTCGAGTGCTCGCTTCCTGTGGTCCAACGCATTCACTGCGGCTTGGTAGATATCGACGTCGTGCTTCGCTTTGCTGAGTGCCTTCACAGCCCGCATCATATCGGGGTGCTCGGGTATGGCGGCAGTCACAGCGGCCTCGGTCACCTTCTCCAATCCGAAGTCTTCAGGGTCGTCGCGTATGAGGCGACTGACTTCTGCCTTGGTCACATCGACCTCGGCTTTCGCTTCGTCCAATACCATGCGAGCATCGGCGACCTTTCGGGCCCACTTGAAGTAGAGGGAAGGTTGCTCGACCCACTCACGGTCCAGGTTGTGTTCGTCGATGTCGAAGAAGCTGAAGTCGTCCTGCTTCTCCGTCGTTCGGTCTGCTCTGCTTTTTGCCATTGCTGGTCCTCCTGGCTGGTATTATCGGGACGGGCTACAGCCCTTTCACCACTTCGTAACATGCCCTCGCCAGCCCAGCCTTGCCGCTGTCGAAGAAGTTGTTCTCGAACGATGCGAGGACATTGTATGCGCGTTCGTGGTTGCCCTTCCCAAGTAGACATCCGCGTGCGAACCCCATCACCATTCGACGAATGCCTTCGGGGTCGTGTTCGTCGAGTTCCTTGAGCTTCTTGGCAACCGTATTCCACTGACACTTGGCGTTCATCAGCATCTTGGCTAGGTCGAACGCATCAGCTTCAACGTCAGCACTAGAGACCGCGTCGAGCATCTCTTCAGGGTCGTCCATACCCATGATCGCGTTCAACGAAACCAGTGCTTGCCGGCACGAGCCTTCTGCACACTCAACGATCTTCTCGGTGACCTCTTCATTGAGAGTGATACCCTCAACCTTGGCAACCCGCTCAACCAGTATGGTCATGTCTCGCGACTTCACTGGTTTGACAACGATCTTGGTGCACCGCGTCTTGATGGTGGTCTTCAACTTCTGTGGGTCGGTGGTACACAGCATGAAGTAGACATGCTTGGGGGTGTCTTCCAGGAGCTTGAGAAACGCACCCTGAGCTTCCGCGGTGAGTTGGTGGCACTCGTCAATGAGCCACACACGAACCGGCCCTGCGATGGGTGACAAGCCCATACGTTTCTGGATCTGGCGAACCATGTCGATCCCGCGTGACTCCGCCGCGTTGACCTCTGTGAAGTCTGCCTTCCCACACTTGAGCTTCGTCGCAGTGATGCGAGCCATCGTGGTCTTCCCACAACCACTGTCACCGAAGAACGCGAGTGCGTGTGGGAAGACCCGTTTCTTCGCCATCGCAGCCAGGGTCTTCACTGCGTCGGGTTGTCCCACCACCGCCTTGAACGTAGTGGGTCGGTGCTTCAGATAAAGTACATCATCCATCGTCTTGGTCTCCTTTGAGGGTGCCGTCATATCGTTTCACCTTGTCCGAGTCGGCTCCATACTTCTTGACAAGGTTATCTCGGAACGTCGAGAACACGTCACCCAATTCGCGAGCCGCTTCACTGGCTGGATGTGGCGTGTGTGGTTGGTCGGGATGTTGGTGCTCCGCGAACTCTGCATCCCTCGCGTCTCCACAGGGGACACACAGCAGATCGTCGGGACCGTATGGGTTGAAGACAAATCGTATGGGCACGTCTGGTAGTTCGCATGCGGGGCACGTTCCCATTGCGACGGGCTGGTACGTGATCGCCCGTAGTGGCAGTGTCTTTTCGCTCATGGTTCTTTGTCCGGGGTTTCAGTGCCATTGACCCAGATGCCATTCGCGGAGCAGTTCGCCATGATGTAGACCTTGAGAATCGACATCGCTTGCTGCTCTGTGAACCCTTCCTCCTTCAGGCGAACGTAGATGTTGCGCCAGAGGGGCGGGTACATCTCGCCCATCGTCGCGGTCGCCTGCTCGAGGTCGTGCATCTGCTTGGTCTGTTTCCGTTGTTTGTCTTTGTCGTCTTGTGTCATGGGTCACCCTATGAAGAACAGGTCAGTGTGAATGTTCGGGGTCTTCTTCACCTTCGCTACCATCTCAGCGTAGAGCGTGGGCAAGTGGGACGTTGGTCGTACGAGGTCAGTTCCGTATTCGATGAAGTGGCGGTACGCGGCTTGCAGTGTTTCAAACAGATGCGAGGGTTCGCTCATGTGTGGTGGGAAGAACTCCATGAACAGTGGCACCCGTCCGACGTACACACTGCCACCGTCGAGGACGTGGGCTTCGTGGCCCTGTGCGTCGATCCACATCCAGCCAGGTAGATCAATGCAGTCGTTCAACACAACGGTCCTGACCTCAATCGATTCCCACTTCTCTGCGTCGGGGTTCGCTGGTCCCTTGATACGGTTGTCACCGGCGTGGTGCGGGTTCAGTTGGAGGGTGACGTTCTCGGTATCGCTATGGGCTGCCGCTTGGTTGATGTGGA